AGAACAAATATTGATGAAACTCAGAACTTCGATGATATAACTAGCGAGGTTCAGTAAAATAATCTTGATTAAATCAAGAAATCCCAATCTAATGAATTGGGATTTTTCTTTTTATCGTATTTATAGTAAATCATAAATTGTGGCAAAGGTAAAAGTAGTAAAAACAAATCTTGATGGGAACCTACATGGAAATTATTTCCTTGATATGCCATCCAACACAATATTTTCGTTTGGGAAGTTTTTCGTTACATCAAACTTTGATAATAAGACTACTATTGATTATACAAACTCTCTAAGTTCCTTCGTCAATCCAATCACATTAGACACCATTGGGGTTAATGACACTCAGTCTGAAATAATTCAAACATATACAACAAACGCAGTATTGAATCTTGATAAATCAGACTTAAACACATTTGTTCGATATGGTTCGGCATATGAATTCCTCAGAACCTCAATTCAAAACATTATTTTAGCATATCCTGGTAGTTTATTCGCAAATTCTCAAAAAAATGTCGGTGGAAATCAAACATATACTAGTTATGAATATGACCCTATTTCAGACATCACAACATTTTACATGCCAACAGCATGCACCGTAAATACTTTTGGTCTTGTTTATAATGATGGAAATGATAATGTTCCAGATGATAATGAGTTGAAAAATTTGAACCTGTCATATGAAAATTATGTTATTTGGTCAAACCTTGAACCCGACACATTATTTAAAGTGATTGGGTACACTGGAAACACAATAAATAGTTCTAGCGTTTATAATGGAACTAGTCTTCCTGTTAGAGATTATTTAAGACTACAAGTTGAAGGCAACCCTTTTGGATTGACGGGAAGTAGTGTTGGGGGTACTCTCGATTATCACCTCAGACCAAATAATGTTGCTTTTGAAGAATTCCGAGCACTGCTTAATGGTTACGAACAAAACATTGTTTCATTTAGAGATGGCACTGATGGATTTAGTTTCATACTTAAAGACCCAACAATACTTGAGGACGGTAATATAATCTACAGCGATACAAAAATAATCTGGTCAACGGGTGATATGTATAATGTTGATGTTAATACACCAAAATATCAGACTTTTCTTGAAATCGTGTTGAGTATTGGTGCTAAATACGACACAATTAAAACCGACTTGATAGCAAGATTTCTTACACCAGCTTCTCTTAAAACATATGATTTTACAGATGAAGGTAAGGTAACTAAACTTTTAAGACTCTATGGTAGGGAATTCGACCAAATCAGGCAGTTCATTGACTCATTAGTTAATATCAATAAGGTAACTTATGATAAATTGAATAATGTTCCTGACCAGATAATAAAGAATATGGCGAACACTTTTGGTTGGGATTATTTTTCATTGGTAAACGAAGAAAAATTGGTTGAGGGTTTTCTAACTGTTGATGATATTGAGAGAGACTTGAATGAAGATATATTACCAGCAGAAATTGATGTCGAACTCTGGAGAAGAATTTTAAATAATACAAGTTATTTTTGGAAATCAAAAGGAACACGTGAAGCAATAAAATCAATGTTTTTACTGATTGGTATTCCAGAGCCGTTCATCAATATCACCGAATACGTTTATACTGTTGACGGAAAGATTGACCCAAACACCGTAACATTAGCGCAAGGCGATTTCCCAAGCAATTCATTACCTTATGACACTGAAGGATACCCCGTTGCCCCATTAGAAACACCAGACTTCTATTTCCAACTCAGTGGAAACACCGACAGTGGACAGGCATATCTTGATGTCTTTAGAAGTGCGGGATTCAATCTTCAGCAGACTCCAGATAATAAAAAATCATGGGTTGAGGCAAGTGCAACAACAAGAGTTCACTACAGCACACCACAATATTATCAAGAAGATAGTAGATTGGTTATTAATACTAAAGAAGTTGATGTCGCACTTGACACAGCACGTGGTATTGAATATGATGTGTATAGTTATATTCAGAAAGATTTCACTGCTAATTCAAGCGGATATACGCTTCCATATTCATTCGTAAATATTTCACTTGGTTTAACTGGTGATACCCAAACAACATTTAAACTCCCAGATAGTTATACCAGTAATGGTGAGGTTCGAGGCGACTTAGAGGTTAGATATAATGGTATCTTATTAAACGCCCCAAAAATCTTTTTAAGTGGTGCTACTGGCACGACAGATACCGATTATGAAGCAGACTATGTTGTTGACCCACTTAACAACACTTTCACATTATCAGGAAGCGCATATAATAATGCTTCTCGTAGGGATGTCATCGAAGCATCTTTCATATATAGTGGTGCTACTTCATTAACTGGTATGAGTATCAATGTCAAATACATTGTAACTCGAATCGACCCGAATCTTGTTGGTACAACAATTCCATTACCAAGTTACCCACGTGGTGATTTACAATTGACTATCAACGGTATTGCACTAACTAAAGGCACACCTCAATTTGTTGCTGATTACATACTCGACCCAGCAAACTCAAGTGGTGGTAGTAATAATATAATTATTCAGAACCCTGAAATCATCTCATATCTTGCAGTTAGTCCGTATGTGCAAATTGCATATGTTGAAGTGACTGGTAGTAATGATATTAATATGAGAAGTGAGGTTGTTAGAATTGATAGTTTTAATAGTAGCAAGATATACTTCAATAATGGTGCGAACAAGTATGTTTATAAACTTAATTATCGTGTGAATAACGCTAGTGAGGTTAAGTTTTTAGTGGATGGAATCGCTTTAGAACCATACACTGATTATAGTATTAACGTTCAGAATCCCTATGAAATTTTCTTACCGAGGGGTCTTAGATACGGTACGGTACTCAGTGCATACTATCTCGTTGCCGATAGTGGTGCATTTCAACCTGTTATTAATGATGTTTTTGGTCTTGGTGACATAAGTGAATTAAGTTTTCTTGAATTCTTAGAATTGATGCAAAGAAAAATGATAAATGCTAGAAACAGGAAAGTGGTTACTGATTTCAAGGGTGGTTGGTATCCAACGTTATTGAGAATATATGAAACGTATTTAAAAAGAGAACAAGTACCAATAGGACCTGACCCATTACATCCAAACCCATTACATTCAAATGGTTATACGTTCGAAAATCTCTATCCGTTCCTTAGTAAATATAATGCGTTCTTCCAGAGATTTGTTGACCAATTATTGTCTGCGACAATAATTATTAAAAGAGGTGGATTATTGATTAGAAACAGTGTGTTTACTAAACAGAAACACTGGTATAAAAGAGGTGTGAACGTATCTGATGGCACTACTACTGATTTAAGGGGTAATCCATTATTACAATATCTTGGTACTGATGGTGCTACATTTAGTATTGTTCAGGAAATACTCGCACCGCCTCCACCACCGACACAACTATATATTGAGACAACACCAGCTATTGAAGGTAGTGTTATAACGGGCGGTAGGAATATTATTGGTTTTAATGAACTCACTGAATATGGTATTGATTTTAGGTTGTATAATCCATACCCATCATACCCATACGGTGGGTCAATACCAATTGGGTTAGATAATTTACTTGAAGGAATTAATTACGATATAGAACTATTGGCAGATAATTGGACAAGAATATCACAAACAGGACCGCTTGCGGTCAATAATTTCACCATGACAATTGATGGTGTGGAATATAGCACGACATATCAATATCGTGCATTCGTTGAATCACTGAGTACTGGTGCGACTGGAAACACTCTTCTCTTCACAACTAGTGCTGCACCCCCACCCCCATATCAATTATCAACACGTATTGCTGACTCTGTTGGTCAAAACGATATTTATGATACTGGTGGATATCAAATTAATGGGTTTGGTGTGATAGATTATTATGCAATGCAATATAGGGTGCAGGGAACGAGTGTTTGGAATTTGGAGCCAGCACCCCCATCATTAGGACCGCTTGGTAGTAATAATTGGTATCAAGACATAGAAAATTTAGTTGCCGATACTACTTATGAATATCGTGCATATATGCAAATTGATGGTCTTAATTATTATGGAAATACACGAACAATAACAACAAGTCCAATTCCATTAGCATTACCGTTCTTATTTAACGATAACGTTAGTGGTATTACATATACAACGGCAGATGTTACGGGTAGTATAATTAGTAATGGTAATCCAGATTATACTGTGCGTGGTATTGTGTGGGGCACAAGTCCGAATCCAACAGTTGCCTTACCAACTAAAACAACCGAAAGTCCAGTTGGTAGTCCAAC